AGATGATCCAGATTTTCCCAAAGTATATACTTATTCCCAGTTTCTTCGAGTATACCATCATAATCAAATGGTGTAACAAACTCAAATTCGTCTGTTCCTACACTACCCTGACGCTGAATAACAAAGTATAGTTCTTTCACTGGATTTACAAAATCTAGTTTAAACTGCCCTGTATTTACACCCGAAGCGATATCAAAAACATTCTGTTGAATTTGTGTGATTAGGTAATCTCGCCTTGATTTTTGCATTTTAATTCTTTCTTCACAATCTACATGTACAACTTCTGCACAGAGTTGGAAATCCTTAATTTTTGGTGTCTCTTGTGAAATATCAGCTTTATTTCCATTAGTTTGAATAACAATCTCCTGTGCAGTCCTTAATTTGAATTCAACTTCAACTTCCTGACGGTTTATAGCACATAGAGGTATTGCAAGTTCTGGGTGATTGTAGAAGTAAAATGGTAAGTCTACAAAAAAACTGATATCTTGTGTATTTCCCAAAGCATTTCTGGCAACAATCAAACGGTTTGAAACACGTCGATGCGCTGTTCTCTCTGGAAACTTACCAATCAATTCTTCAAGTGCTATTTGTTTTGTTTGGGTAACAAAATGCTCCGAATATATTTGGAGCCAATCACTTGTTAGGCGCTGAATAACCTTACCACCAATGATTAGATCTACATGTTCTATGAGGGCATGTCCAGCCGATTCTTGATAACAAACCCCTGATGTGGTGATACTAGGTAAAGTGACCTTTAAACTCAGAGTTTTCAGTAAATCACCTTGATTTTGGGGGATTTTAAACTTAACAGTACTACCAAAGTCAGCTTCGTTCTCTGGGTCTAGATCCACATATTCATTTGAAAAGTTTGTGTGTTTTTTAAAACTTTCCAAAAAATGACTATAGTCTGGGTCTAACGTAAAGAACTTCTCTTGAGGCCCTGAAGACATCAACTGAAGTTCACCAGCCATTACTACTATATCAATCTAAAATTTTAAACCAGCTAATCCACTGTTAATTCTCAATACGTTATAATTGACAGCATACACACGTGTCTCACTATCACTATCTGCATATTTGACATTATTGTTCGCATCACGTAGACCCTCAATTGTTATCTTAAATAGTTTGTGTGATATACGACTCATATTAACCTGTCCAGTTGGATAATAGACCTCTGGTTTAAGCGAGAATGAGTACATACCAAATTTACCTGGTCCAAATCTACCAGCAACACCAAATGGGGCACCGGGTGTAATTGCACTAGAATTAGGTGAATTTACATGGTGGTTTAGGGATTGTTCGTATCCAAGAAACTTTCCATCTCTATTGAACACTACTTCATTATTGAAACGGAGTTCGGTATTTATTATCGTATTGAATTCAGTTGGATAATTGTTTGCAAAAGCTCTATCGGATTGTGATACGAAGAAAAGTTCTTTGACTGGATGTTTGAAGTTGAGCATAACTGATTTTGTATTATCACCAGCTTTCATCTTGAATTTAGACATTTGTACCTGTGTAATGAGATAATCTAACGGTCTCGACTTTAAGAAATTACTTTCATCTGGGGATACATAGACAAACTCTGTATCCATCGAGAACTTGGGAATCTCTGCAACATCACCCGGGAAAGATCCACCAAATATGAGTTCTTTTAAAGGTCTGAGTTTAATTCTAACTTCTACAACTTGTTTAGTTAGGGCACACGTTGGTATAGCTAAGGATGGATTTCTATAAAAATAGAATGGTAATTCCAAGAAATATGTATAATTTGTACCAGAAGCATAACTCAAAATATTACCATGTCCATTTAAAAAGTATAGTGTTTGATCTATATCATCACTTGTATTGTACAGTTGTTGATGCATGTAAATGTACTCTCCTGTGAGTCGTTCAATAGGTTGCCCCCCTATAAGAAGGTCTGCATGCTCGATTAAATGAGTTATAACAGACGGACACCATATATTGTTGTTTGCACCACCGCTGTCAGGTGTTGGGTCTTTGAGAGTTATTTTCAACGTAAGGTTCTTAACCAAATCACCTTTATCACCAGGTACTCTACATGTAATGGTTTTATCGAAATCTATATCTCCATCGAATTGACTCTCAATATAATCAAAAGCAAATTTTGAATGTCTTTTGAAGTTTGTTAAAAAGTATGAAAACTGTGGTTCACCTGTGAGCCATTCATCTTGGACCCCAGTGGCAGCAAGTCTCAGACGACCAGCCATTCCTACTGTATATGAGTAAAATTTTGTTAAATAAAACGAGACAGTACAATAGAATGAATCTTCAATTGAGGAAATTCAAACCCGAGACGATCACAGATGACAGGGTGTGTGTTTTCATAGGTAAGCGTAACACTGGTAAATCAACACTGGTGAAAGATATCATGTATCATAAGAAACACCTCCCAGCGGGTATTGTACTCTCAGGAACAGAAGAGGGTAATCATTTTTACTCTGAGTTTATCCCAGATTTATTCATTTATGGCGATTATGACAGAGATGCTATAGAGAGGGTTATGGCTCGACAGAGAAAGTTGGTGGGTGGGGGTAAGAAAAACTGTGGAGCCTTCATGCTTCTGGATGACTGTATGTATGACTCAAAGTTTCTAAAAGACACGTGTATTCGACAGTGTTTTATGAATGGTCGTCATTGGAAGATCTTCTTTATGTTGACAATGCAATATGTTATGGACTTACCACCAGCACTACGAGCCAATGTGGATTACGTGTTTATCCTCAGGGAGAACATCATTCAGAATAGAGAGAAACTTTACAAATCCTTTTTTGGTATATTCCCCTCATTTGATATGTTCTGCAAGGTGATGGATGCTTGTACAGAGAATTATGAATGTCTCGTGTTAGATAATACGGTAAAATCTAACAGGATTCAGGATTGTGTATTTTGGTACAAAGCAACAGTTAGGAAGGGTTTCAGGGTTGGTGGTCCAGATTTATGGAGATTACACCAGAAGATGTACAATCCCAAACATCAGCAGCAGAAGGAGGATGATGCTAAGAAGGCGACTAAGAAAACAAGCCTCAAGATCACAAAGACTAAGTAGGTGCGTCTCGATAATTGTTCAAAAAACTATGGGTATATTAAATGGCTTCAGATCGAATGACTACCATGAATTTGGCAGACGACGGAGAAGGAATGGTACCTTTAACGGATAAACCTTCTACAGCCTTTGTCCCTAATCAAGCGTACAATCAACCTGAAAAAAATGTGAGTCAAAGTAAAGAGACGATGGATTCTACACCAATTAATGACATTATGATGGACCCACCCCAGATGACCGAGGAGCCCCGCATGCAGGGTATGATGCCCCAGATGACCGCTCCCCAACCTCAGGGAATGCACGCGGCTAACGGCCAGGCTGAGAAGCCCGAAAGTAAGAACCCCCTAAACCTCACTGACGAGCAGATGGCTGCTGCCCTAGTTGCTGCCTGCACCGCTCTTGCCGTGAGCAAGCCTATTCAGGACAAGTTGGCGACTTCTATCCCCAAGTTCCTTAACGAACAAGGGGGTAGGAGTATGGTTGGCCTTGCCACGACAGGTGTCGTAGCTGGTATAGCTTTTTACATTGTAAAGGACTATGTCATTAAGCCCTAAACAGGTCGTTCCCAACCCATATTACTATAAATCGAGTTATCAATACCCGAATAATACGTCGCGAGTACACCAATAGTGAATGTCCCCGCTAATAAGGCGCTCAATTTAAGCTTCTTATTAGTGTCAGATGTGTGATCGGTAATAGCATCCTTAGTCTCACCAGAAATTTGGTTGATAAAGAAAGTAACAATTAACGCAATGAATGTAGCCGACAAGAAGAATACCCTGTCTACAGCGAGTCTGGGGATATTACCAATTGCAAAACGAATGATATTTGGTATCATTACAGTCATCCATACGAGATTCACGTAGTAGTTTTTAGACACGAGGGGTACAAGGGTTGTAGCATACAAAGCCAACCAATACGCGATGGCAGTGAGTAAAATGTTCACTGGTGTCTTCATTTAAACTAGAGTGAGATTATTTATCCTGAATATGCTGACCACAAAATTCTGTTCTCTGTGGTATCTGCTGGTAAATGCCTAGATGTACGCATATATTTCTAAGTTCAACGTAATTTTTCCAGAACTCTGGTGAATGAGAATATTCATCTACTGTTGAGTGAGCCAATTCATGTATAAGAACATGAAAAATCTCATTTGCTTCTCCATCCAAGCATAAAACTATTACACCCCCCTTGTTTGTATTAGACCCGACAGAACCTTTCATTTTCTTCAAACCGACTATAGGTGAACCATGAACAAGCATTTTAAACTTTTCATTTCCTGTGTCCCGAATGTGTTCTCTAAGAATACGATATTTCTCCTTTACTTCGACGAGCTCCTGGGGTTCTCTAGTCGTGTAAAGAATAACTAAATTGATTAACAATAATATAATCAAAGCTATCATCTCTTATATACAAAGATAAATTTACTATATAACTCTGAGATGGGATTCCCCGTTAGTCCTTCCCAAAGTTGTAAGCTAAACCCCAACTCTTCTAGATGTGTGACCAAAAGGTCTTTAAAAGCCACTGGCTCTGATTTTGGACCATCCGCATAATAAGGTGTGTCGACCAGGTTTACAAATAATTTTTCACCAAAACCACCATTTCCATGGTCTTTTAGTTTGAAAAAATTGCCAGTTTCATCAATGAGTGGTGTTTTAAAAATAATTTTTTCTGAATCTGGGATGATACCTATAAGAAGTCCACCAGGTTTTACCCTCTTTTTTATTTCACGAATAGAACTGAAAAATAAACCTTTACTGGCAAAAATATAATGCAGTGAAAAGTTAAAACACACGATATTAAACGCTCTGTTTGGACAGTTATGAATATCACCCTCATAAAAGTTTACACGCATATGCATATTTTTTGCACGCGAACGAGCCTCTTCTAGGGCTGATGGCTCTGGATCACACATGTTAATGTTCACCCCACACTTGTGCCATTTTTGAAGGTCTCCACCGAAACCACACCCTACATCAAGAATGTGTTCACCTTCTTTTGAAACGGACTGGATAAGATTTCTCTTAGCATCATTGTGATTTTTACGAATTACCTCCATTTCATCTTATGGAATAATAAGGTTTATTTCTTTAGGTTTGATCGCTTCACTAAGGTGCCAATTAAACAAATAGCAGCTTAAAGTTTTAAGTCAACACATAAATATAATGTCTCTTGAACAAGATTATACCACTGTACCCGGTCAGATCTTTGCTTGTCTATCCATTGTCGGTCCTGAGTGCCCCCAAAAGAATGAGAAGTTTGGTATTAAGATCCGTGGTGCATTTGCCACTCGTGATGAGGCCGCTAAGCACGCTGCACGTCTACAGAAGGAGGATGCCACTTTCGATATTTACGTAGTTGACATGTATAAGTGGCTTTTGATCCCTCCCGATTCTGAGAAGATTGAAGATGTTCACTATACCAACGATAAACTCGAAGAGATTATGAAGGGCTACAGGGAGAACCAGTCCGAGGCTGCTCGTATGTTTAACGAACGTAAAACAGCGATGATGGCTGAGAAGAATCATTTCGTATCAGGTGATGATAATTCCAAGTTTTACAACAAGCCCGATGAGGCTCCTATCTCTCACCCAGCAGAGGTCCTCGAACGGCTCAAGAAGGAAAAGCCTGACACTCCCATGGAGGAGCTTGTAAAGGAGGCTGATGAGATTGTTGCCGAGGAGATGAAGCAGCGTCAGAAGCAGCGCGAGGAGGAGGCGTCTAGGGATGCTAAGTTGGAGGAGGTAAAGGAGGAGGGAGAACCCGAAGTTTCTTCTGCGTAAATAATATTCATATACATTAAATAAAAATGCTTCGTATAATTCTAACAATATTGTTAGTCGGAGCTTTCTTTATTTTGTTTTTTAAACCAAATTACAATTTAAAAAACAAAACAGATTTAGGTTCAGTAGCAACTGATACAGGTACTGAGGAGGCTTCAACAACGGATGGTTTCGTCGAAGATACACATAGGGGTCCCATTCTTTTTGGGCGAGATGGAATTCCCCCAAGATATGGTGACATAGGTACGTTTGTTGCTTATTCAACTGTTCCGGAGACTCACTGGTTAAGTGGATTTCCGCAAAAGGGTGTGAATAACGACATGTACGAGGACACAGATACAAAACTTTCGACTCGTATAAGAGACTTAAGTATATCTTAAGATGACTGGTTGCATAGTCTTTCCCATAAAAAAACCTAAAAGAAACACTGCAAATGCAATAATCCATGTGGATTTATCAATATCAGTAAAAGGGTCGAATTTTCCAGATTGAGGAGGGGATTGCGGGTAATTCATTTCACTTGGATGAAAATAATATGGTTGATCTTGAATCATTTCATCCTTATTATTATCTTCATTCTTCTCCTGAATTAAAGGGTCAAGGTTTGGGCTATACTCAATAGGATTACCAATATCAGTTTCCATTTCTAATATAGAATCTGTTTTTTTTAAGCTGATTCTTCCTCACTTTCACTCGCTTCGTCGTCATCTACTACGAAATCCTTGAGATTACCATTATCATCAGCGTCTTCGTCATAATCGTCATCACTACCTTCTTCTGAGTTATATTCATCTTCAGTATCAATTACTGAATCATCTTCAAAATCTTCATGATCATCTGTAGCATAATCGTCATCTAGTACAGTTTCTACTGGTATATAAAGAACTGGCTTCTTTATAACCCTACCAAAGCGAGAACGAGTACTAACTACCATTTATATACTTTAAACGCTGTTCTGTTTAAGTATCTTTAGGGTGAAGTTTACTAGTTATTTTAGGGAGTAAGATGTGAGTTCTTCCACTGTTCTTCTTACATATTGGACATTTTTGTTTTATTTTGTTTTTAGTAATGACATACGACATAGTTTTATTCTCATGTACACCAGAAATAGTCTCACAGTAGTTAGATGTGGTTAACACTAAAAAATTATTTTTATCCCTAGTTACATTAACCACACGTGTATCATCGTCGCACTTCATATTCTTATTAATGAAGTTTTCAAGATCTGGTTTTACGTCCATCTGTTTAATTTCTGGTTTTTCTACAACTTTTTTGATTTCTGGACACTTACTGATAACCTCCTTTTTGGGGTAAAGTTTATCAATAATGTCACTCGTCAATTGATGTCGCCGACCACAAAAGTATTCACAAAAGCCGTCACGACGTCCCAAAATAGTTTCATGTCGACTGAAACATTTCTGGAGAATGAACTTTCCACTAAGTATAAACCATACATGATTCGAACTATGATTTCTTTTTACATTTTCACAGTATCTAGAAGTTGTCGCCGCGAAATACGTTTCTTTGTTTTTGAATAGTTTAGTGATGTATGCATTTCCCTGTCCTTCCATATTTTTTCGAATAAACGTTTCGATTCGGTTTTTCAATTCCTCATCATAAATTTCATTATTAGTTTGATCTTCTAGAAAAGAATCTTCCTTGACTCGTATAGACACTGAAGGTGATTCCACTGAAACTGTGCTAGGTGCATCGGTTCGAACAGCTGACATTTTAAGAATTTCAACTGACGGTTCTTGACTTATTCTCACAAGAGAGCCAACCTTATAAATAAAAACTGGAAGATAAGCCAACTGATCAACCCTACCATGTTCACAATCCTTACAACCCTTACCCCCACATGCTTCATGTTTTGCTCGTTTGTATGACCATGGCATCCTAAACCCACTTCCTTTAGTCTTCCTACGTGTGTCACCATACACAGATGAATCAATAATATCATTCCAATCCATATCACCTTTAAATTTAGAAAGAGACACTAGAATATGTTCACGGAGTGCTACAGCTGAACTCTGATCAACCACGAAATTAGGCCAATTGAGGTGTACACCAGTTTTCATTAGATCTCCAGACACCTTTGGTGGTGATACAGAAACGAGACATTCTTTACCACCATGAAATTTAACAGTTTCACAAATATTTTTAGATATATCACGGATATCGTCAATACCTAGGGGATCGACATCTTTATAGTCGATATCAACGAAAAAGTTATAGGTCTCACTCTTTTGCTCGACGACGTAAATTCTCTCACCAGATTTTACAGACTCTATATACTTATCGTAAAATTCATTCAATCTATCAAATGGCACTGAGAGTTTACCCCCGTCCATGAGCACATGTGATAGATTGGTAGCATTATTGAATTTTTGGGAAGTGTACCAATTCTTAAACATACCTTATTATTGTTCTTCATCTCTAAACCATTTCATACATGA